ACCAAAAGAAAATCTTGAAGAAATCAATGAGGAAACCGAAGAGGACAAAAAACGGTCTATGGAATTAGCGGAAAAATATATGGACCCAATGATGGTCGCTCAAATAGGAAGTATCCAGAAAGAAAATGAAGCAGATGACAAACCTACCACAGTTCAGAAAGGTAGTAAGGCTGCAAAAGCTGTAAATAATAGTGATATAGTACACGGTCAACAAGTTTCTGATACTGCTAAAGCTAAAAAGAGCTAAACCTAGTGTCTTTTTTAAAGTAATTCGGTTAAATACCGATACCATTATTAGAATTTTAAAAGTGAGGGGGTGAAAATGGCAAGTAAAAACTTCAAACCGGACAAAGGTGCAAAGGTATCTGGTGGTTTAGCCGGTACATTTGCTGGAGCCGTTAACGAACTCCGCAATAAAGGTGAAGTGTCCGACACAGCGAATGCTGATGCTTGGGCTAAGACAGTAAATCAGCGCGATTGGGAGCATCCGTATAATGCGGAAACCAACCCTGATGGACCGCACGATTAATTAGAAAGGAGACATAAAATGTCTGACGAACAAGACAAGGATTTGACACAGAACGAAGATGACACAGAAGACAAGAAAGAAGTAAAGCAAGAAAGTACGAAAGAGGATGTTAAAGCACTTGATGTAGAGGCTCTTAAAAAAGCTCTCAAAGAGGAATTAGCAGAATCTATTCGTAAGGAAGAAAAGGATAAGCTTTATGCGTCTTTTGAGAAGTATAAGGAAGATGCCAAGACAGCGGCAGCGGAAAAAGAAGCCGCAGAGTCAAAGCTTAAAGAATATGAAACGAAAAATCTCTCTGTTGAAGAGCAAGCTGCTCTTAGATACAAAGAGTTGCAAGAATCAAACGAACAGTTAACTCAGAAATTCAATGAAGTTGTTGAAGTGGCAAATGCCAGAATCAACTCTCTAGAAATGGAGTTAACAAAGAAAGAACTTCTTGCCGCTTATGGTGGAGAGATTATTGTTGATATGGTTTCAGGTAGTAATGTCGATGAACTTAGAGCTAGTGCAGAAAAGGCACATAATCAGTATGTAGCAATCAAAGAACAAACCAAAGCTGAATTAGCCAGTACTGCAAAAGGTCCAATTGGTTCGGGTCTAAACCCACCAAATAGCGACAAATTAAATTCTAGCCCTACAAAAGCCGATATTATGAGTGTAGATGACCCTAAAGAGTGGGAGAAACTAAAATCCAAACTCTTAGCGGAAGCTTTTAAACAACAATAATGATATTGTGAGAGGGGGTGAATAAATAGAATGACTTCTTATCTAACTACTGCTCTTGCAGCAACAGCAGGGACCAACGTTAGACTTTCTGAGGTAGTTTTAACTATCTATAGTAAGGATATCATGTTCCAGGCTCAGCCTGCATTGAGATTTGACCAGTTCGCTGTAGTTAAGACAGACCTTTCTGCCACCCCTGGTAAACAGATTACTTTCTTCAAATACAACAACCTAACCCCAGGTGGATTGTTAACAGAAGGTACGCCTATGGCTACTCAAGCCCTAGCGGGTTCACAGGTTAGCATCGCAGTATATGAATATGGTAACGCTGTTGCCGTATCTAATATGTTGCTAGCTACTGCTTTTGTTGATGTTTTATCTGGTGCTGCAAAGCTACTAGGTGATGACTACGCAAAAGTTGTTGATGGATTGGCTCAGGATACAGTTATTGCTGGTGCTGGTAGTGAAGTATTCGCTAATGACGCAGCTAACGTTGACGCTATTGGCGCTACTGACTATCTAACAATGGAAGAAATTAAGGATGCGGTCGAGATTTTGGCAACAAATAACGCACCGAAAATTAATAATGACCATTGGGCATGTTTAGTACACCCACACCAAAGCCGTAATCTTCGTGATGACGACGACTGGATTACTGTAGGTAAACTAGACCCACAACGTATGTATAACGGCGAGATTGGTCGTATTGATGATGTTATCTTCATCGAAACTACACAGGTAGACATTACTGCTAACTCAGCAGCTACTCCGGTAGACGTTTACTCTGCGACAATTCTTGGCGCTAATGCGTTTGGTAAAGCTGTAGCTCTTCCTGTAGAAATGCGTGATAACGGTGTCGTAGACTTCGGGCGTGAACGTGACCTAGCATGGTACTCCATCTTTGGTTCGGGCATGATTAACGAGGACAACGCAGTTGTAATCCGTACTGCCTAATCGAAAAGAGTTGACAAAATGGAGGGTGGGTGTTAAAATGTTTTAGCACTCACCCTTTTTCACCATTATAAGGAGGTTTTTGTGGCTAAAAAAGTTATTTTTACAGAAGAGGAACCCGTTGACCTAAGCGGTCTTGAAGAACCTGTTGAAGAAATTGCTGACGAAGAGATTGAAAAATTGTTTTCTTCTATCCCAATAGAGGTAGAGGAAGTTCCTAACCGGGACACTAAAGTTGAAGTTACTCCGTTAAGAGATTTCAGATGTTCTTTTGGTGGTACTTGGTACTACTTTACTACAGGTAAAAAGCAAAAAGTATCTGTAGAGTTAAGGGATTTCTTATTGCGTAATAAATCACAACCTAAGATAAAGGATATATGGTAGATTATAACGACATATTCATACAGAAAACGGGGCAAATGGGGTCTGCTACTCCTTGGGGGGACACTCAAATTGAGGGTTTCCTAGATGATGCTGCGGCTAAAGTTTCTAGAGAATATGCGACTCCGTGGGCTAGTTTTGATGATGTGCCAGAATCTAGTAAATATGCAGTAACTTTGTCTGCTGCAATAGATTATTGGTGGGCAAAAGCTGGTGAAGCAGCCAGTAAATTCGATATGTCTGTTGGTGGTGGTGCTGCTCAACAGAGAGTTAGTTCCATGTTTGATAGATGTATGCAAATGATAGCTGCATTGTCTACTGATTTAGCTACATATAATTTGTCTCCAGAAGGTTCAGGCGATATTCTTATGGGTAATCTAGTAATCAGAGATAAAGAGACTGGTTACTTAGTTCCTAGAGCAGATGACCCTGCGGGAGATTGGACTAGTTAATGGCAGGAGTAATGGAAACATTTGCTCAAGCTATTTCAACACTTCAAAGCGCTCAAGGTATGGGCGTAACCGCTTCAGGCAGGGCACAGAAATATGGTAAAATTGCTAAATTCGGACGCTTTGGAACATCAAGAGAAACAGGCAAGTCTCATATGTGGGGTGCAGCCATACTCATTACATTAGATAAAGCTTCATTGGCCGATGTAGTGGGAAAACTTCAGCCATATAAAAGCGTACCTACAGATATAGGAACTGAAGCATTAAACAATATTGCTAACTTTTTTGTTGCTGATAGTGACTCCATTATTAGAACACGTTTTGAAACAGAAAGCGGTCCATTAGGACCGTGGCCTGGATTATCTGAAGCACAAGTTCAATCCCGTGGTGGAGAGGCCCACCCAATATTAAGAGTTTCGGATGCCTTATTTAATGCAGCTACTAGTGATAGTCAAATGAAAGATATTGTAACAACAGGACAATATGCTAGACTTCTAATAGGCCCAAGTGAGCGTTGGGATGATTTAACAAGAATTAAGTTTTTTGTGCATAATCTAGGAAGCAGTAGAGGATGGGGAAATGTGTTTATTCCACCAAGACCATTCATGCCAATAAGTGCAGACGATTTAAGTGAGTATGAGCGCACAAGAATCAACAAGATTATGGAAGACTCTATTAGAACAGGTCTTGAAGAAAGGCAACAAAACCGACAATTGCGCGCGAAAAGGAGAGCTAGATAATGCTGACTACTCTTATTGAAACTAAAGTAGTAGACATATTGACAGCAGCAACTATAACAGATGTTGATACTCATGTTGTTGTCGGCATTGATAAATGGCTTCTTCCGTTTGAGCAATATACGGATTTCCCAAGAATAGTGCTTTCATGTGAAACAATCGAACCGGATAGCCTACAAATTCAAGGCGTTACAAAGGATTATGTTGTAAATATCTTTGTTCTGTGCTATGATGATGACGCAGATGATGTGCTAGAGACTAGGGATACTGTCACCGAAAGAGTAGAGCAGGCATTAAGAAGCAATCAAAGATTAGACAATTTAGCCGATAATAATAAAGAACAGGTATATAGCTCTGCAATAGGACCAGTAAGACTTGTTAAGTTTGGTTCTACAGGAGCCTACTATGCGATAGCATGGATAGAATATCTTGTGAATGCGGAACGTTCTATTTAGGAGAGGGGGTGAATAACTTAAAATGACAATTACAGGCTTAGTTGGTCACATCGGAGTAGGAAAACAGGTAGCTCAGGTAGCTGAAGCTGATTTAGCATCTTACACCCCAACAATTGATAAATTCTTTGTTATTACTGAAGAAAGTCTTGTTGCTAGTGGTGCGCCTCTAGTAGCTGAGAACGAAATCGGTAGAGGTAGGGACCGTACTGGCGCTATCGCTGGTGGATATGCTATTTCTGGTGGATTTGGAGGTTACGCTCGCGTAGCTGACTTAGGTTCACTATTAGAAATGGCTCTTTCAGAAGACGATTGCACAGCAGATGGTTCTACTGGAATCACAACTATTGTACCTACTAATTATATTGCATGGCAATGTGTTGAAAAGAACGTTGGAGATACTTTGTATCTACATCTAGTTAACTGCAAAGTTAACACACTTACAATTGCTGCCAACCAAGGTGCAATCGCTACTTATACTAGCGATTGGGTAGCTACAATGGAAAAGAAAATTGACCAGGGTGATGCCCAAACTCCTTCTTACGACGGTGATGATTTATTAGCATTCCACGGCGGCTTATTGAAGCTAGGTGGTACTCAATATGATAACATGGAATCTGTAGAGGTTGCTATCAATAACAACCTATCTAATGATGAATACACAGTTCATCCTTCTCGATTCCTTAACAACGTAACTGAAGGACCACGCACATTTGATTTAAACTTCAGCCAAGTATTCCAGACAGCCGATGACTATGCTAACTACACCTATGGTGCAGTTGGTCGTACAACTCCAGGCTATGCTCTATACGAGGATGATGTTTACTTCCTATTGATGAATGCACAGAGTAAAGCAGCAGCTACTCAGTACATGGAATTCTTCTTCCCGCGTGTAATGTTTGGTGGTTTGCCTGTCGCACTAACATCTGGTAGAGTTGTAGTATCTAATACTGGTGTAGTATTAGCTCCTACAGTTGGAAACATCGTAACGATTTACTTCAAGTAAGATAAGGAGATTTAACAATGGCTCAGAAAATCTATGTAACAAATGACCCCGAAATCTTTAGAGTTTATTTACCGACAGAGAAAGATGAAGCAGAAGAAGACAAGACTTGGTTTGAGCATCGTAAAATGACCGAAGGCGATTACCAGAAATATGTTGACCTTACTTCTACCGTGAAGTTAGGTGGACAAAAGGGCAAAGGCAAATCAGATGAAAAGGCAGAAGTTGATATGCAGTTGGGTACTACTAGGTCTTACTTAGTAACTACTCTAGCTGTTAACTGGAATGTGATTGCAGAGAATCCGAAGTCTGGAAAGACTGAAGTTCTAGCTCTTACAGCCAATAACATCAATAGAATGCCTCCAGAAGTTATCAGAGTTTGGTTGGATGACATTTATGACAAGAACCCAATTCTGAAATCCGAAGAAGAGGACGAAGGAGACAAGGTTATTACTAAGAGCGGGAAAGAAACCCCTTTAGTATAATTCTTGAAGACCAAGTATTAGCA